TGTCAACCAGACCATTTACTATCTTTAGGCATCTATTGTTTAGGTCGGGCTGCGCGCCGATTGTCTTTCCATCAGAATCTTGGGATTCTCGGAGATGGCAGGTCATAATTAGTCCATAACCCATCATTGTAATTTGGCGTAGTGTACTTTCAAACTCTTTTGAAAGCGCCGCATAGCCACCACCGTATGGAATGTCTCCAATCTTTTGTACACTTGCTTGCGCGCAGATAAATTTTTCGCACAAATCATAAGCAATAGCTACTGTATCAATACAAATAGTAGCGAACTTAGCTTTTGCTTCCGGCTTATTCAACTGTCTTAGAATAAGCTTCATTTCACTCCAAGTTTCAACTGGCTGAACCATTGCGCCGGGCCGCGCATTTGTGCCCTTTTCAAAAGCAAGGATCAATGCGTCGGGGCATAGTGTACAAAACTCGGTCTTACCAATTTTTGGAGGCCCAGAGAGAAGTAAATACTTCTCTCTTAGGTCTTTGGAAATCGTACTTGGTTTAATACTTAATATATCAATAGGCATTTATTTGACCTCCTTAGAAACCGAGATCAAGCTTACCCTTCGTACCATTTTTTGCGGGAGTGGGAGTTGCCGCATTCTTACTCTTCAAATTCTCAAGGTAGACATTGCGCTCTGCCATAGCAGCACGAATATCATTTACATCAAATGCAAATTCACCTTCAAGAGCCTGAGAACCACTCATAATAACGAACTCATTTACGGTAGTAGTACGAGTGCGCTTAATAGGCTCACCAAAATCAACTTCTTCCACAAAAGTCTGCGTGGTAGAAGAGAAATTCAGATAACCACTTGCTTTATAGGTGCCGCCAGCTTCCCAATAAGACTCAATACCATTGATAGCAGAAGGAGTCGTCGCGTAGAACTTAAAAGGAGCAACCTTGCCGCCGTACATCGGAACAATACCAGTTACTTCAAGCTTTGCGGGTTCAACTTCAACACCATCAGCATCAACTACACGCTTTAGCTCGGAAACACAGAACTCAATAGAGAAACTGGCTTCGGGCTTAAAATCACCAATCGCGCGGCTTGCAAAATTGCAACTTACACGAGGCTGAGAAACAACACGACCGTCGCGCCCAATAAATTCGTTTACACGAAGTTCAGCATTGGTAAGACGCACCTTATCGGCCTGTTCCTTGCTGCCGCAAGCGGCGATAGAAACATAAGACTTCATAACCTCTTCAATATTAAGATAAGCCTTGCTTTCAGTGCCGGCTTTGGTGAATCTGGTCGCGAACATATGAACAGGAATTTCACTTACAGTGTTATTCTGCTCTACCATAACTTTAATGGTGCCGCCGATGGTCTCAACGGTTTCGCCATTACGATTAAAAGAACCATATTTTAGATCAATTTCAGATAGGATACCTTCGATTCTAATTCTGTTTTCTGCTTGTCTCAACATAAAATTTTCTCCGTTTAATAGTTTGGTTTAGTTTAGTTTAGTTAGAATAAGAAGGCCTGACCAGATACAAGTCAGGCCTTAAAAGTAAAAGCTTAAATTACTCCGCGTCCTCGGAAGGCTCGTAAGTCATACCGGCTTCGGTAAGCTGTACATAGGTAACGGGCTTCTCTTCACCCTCAACCTCTACCTTCTCACGATAAGCAAATTCATTCTTGCAAAGGCTGTTTACACGGCCAGTAACAGAATTAATCGCAACACCAAGTCCTTCAGCTAGTTCAGCAGTAGTCACACGACCGCCATGAGCCTTAATGAAATCCAGAGCTTCCTGAGTCTTTTCCTTTAGTACCATAATATTCTCCTTTTATCCGCCGTTTTTTTTAATTAGTTTAGTTTAGTTTTGTAAGGTTGGGCGGCCAACTTTTTATAAATAAATTATATCAAAGATTTTCAGATTTGTCAAAATTATAAAACTCTTCAATTTTAGAAATTAAATCTTCATCTTCGATATAGTAAGCAGAAGGAGAAGTATCAACTACATTAAGTATGAGTTGTGCTAACCTTAAATCTGGATACTTATACCAAACCGCTCCAAGCCTATTTAAAATTGATGCAATTCGCTGTGTATCACGCATATTATCTTCTCCTTTCTTTTTACATATATATTATACTAAATATTTTAAAAGTTTTCAAATTTTAGATAGGATTTAATTTTACAACTAATGAAGTATCGGATAGTTTAATTGATTTTACACCTTGCGCGCCCATTGAAAGTGTTGGAACATCATTTAGGTTAAGACGGATCTGCGCCGCAGAAGATACAACCAAGAAGTCTTCACCACTCTTTGTAAACAAAAAGTCTACAAGAGGATCATCTACTTTTTGGATGCGGCGCCCCTTCGTCGCGCGCTCAGTCAAACTTATTTCTGTTAATGGACTGGATTTAATATAACCAAGAGAAGAAACAGAAGTAATATAAGATGTTCCTTCTTCAAGGACTCGCGCGCTCACAACTTCGTCATCTTCATTTAGTTTCATTCCGCATACGCCGCGTGCGACTCGTCCGATTGGACGAATTTTTTCAGAAGAAATCAAGATAAAATTACCATTCTTAGACATAATGCCAATTTTTTCATTTGTTGTAAATAGAACAGATACAATAGAATCATTATCATCTAATTTTATGGCGGTCGCGCCAACATTACGCTTTAAGTTATATTCAGAAAATTCTGTTTTCTTTACAATACCTTTTTTAGTTACAAAGATAATGTATTTCTTTGTTCCCGCGATGGCCGCCGCAACAATATGCTCGTATGGAAGAATTTCGACAAAGTTTGAAAGATAAAGCTTTTCGTCTATGCCAAAATTACCCAATTTTGCGTGATAAAAGTTACCGTGTGAGGTAAAGAAAAGAATTGTATCAGTATTTTCACCAATAATTGAATCAATTACATATTCTTCTTTGTCCAACTTAAATTTGCTGCCAACACCATTTCTACGTTGCGTATAAAGAGATGACGATTCATATACAAATACCGCGCCTTTATTTGTGAAGGAGAGGGTAAGCTGTTTGCGTTCAATAGGCTCATTATCATTTCCTTCTGCCAATTCAATAATTTTGGTGCGCCGAGCATCTCCAAATTTTTCTGCAACTTCTCTCCATCCATTAATAAGCTGCTCATTAAATAATACCTCACTTTCAAGAATTGAATGGATTCGTTTTGCTTCTTTTTGAAGTGTTTCGCGCTCATCTTCAAGTTTTTGAACTTCAAGATGTGCCAAACGGCTTAATTTCATATCCAGAACAGCTTTAGCTTGGATTTCATCAAGTAAAAAGTTTTTCTGTAACGCAATAGAAGCTACCGCGGTTGAAGTAGAATTCTTAATTGTCTGTACAACTTCTTCAATGCGCGCGAGACAAATCAAAAGCCCATCAATTATATGAATTCTATCTTCAATTTTCTTTAAATCAAACTCAAAACCACGCCTATATACTTCTTTTTCGTGATCAATATGGGCTTGAAGCATTTCTTTCCAAGTAAAAACTTTAGGAAAGCGCCCTTTATCAAGCATTGTAAAATTAATTCCAAAATAGGATTGAAGAGAAGTATTCTTATAAAGATATGAAAGAATCTTATCTGGATTTGCTTTTTTAGATAGATAAATTTTAATAAGTGGAGTTTTTCCAGTTAAGTCATTAAAACGCTCAATACCTGGATTTGATTCTCCATTTATAATTTCTTCTAGTTCTTTACAAATTGTGTTTGTGTAGACGCCATAAGGAATTTCGGTAACGACAAAACATCTTTCCTTGCTGTCGAAGTCAACGACTGATCGCAATTTACAGGCAAAACCTGTACCGGTGCGCATTGATTGTCTAACTTCGGCATCGTTATATAGAATCGCGCCCGTTGCAAAGTCTGGAGCGCAGTAGATGTCGTCAAAGTCGCAGTTTGGGTTATTAATGAGGTGTATAAGTGCATTATTTAACTCCTTTAAATTATATTGCGGCACAGACGAAGCCATACCGATGCCAATGCCTTGCGTACCGTTTACAATATTATAAAAACCTTTTGACGGAAGTACAGCTGGGTATTGTTTTGTATTATCATAAGAATCACGCCATTCACTGATTGTGTTTTTATCAATATCAGAAAAAAGTGTATCTGAAATTTTTGAAAGACGAGACTCTGTATAACGCATTGCTGCCCAATTGCCACTTTCAATTAGTGAACCGGCATTACCTTTTACATCTACAAGTGGGTATCGCATCGCAAAAGGCTGCGCCGCGCGCATAATAACACCTTCACAAGAACTATCACCGTGAATATAAAAGTCTGCCATAGCCATACCTACGGCATTTGCAGTTTTCTTATATGGATTAGAACTAGTTAGTTTGTGAAGTTTCATTGAATAAAATATTTGGCGCGCAGAAGGCTTTAAGCCATCCCGTACATCAATAAGCGCACGACTCTGAAGTACTGCACCAGCGTATTGTTTCATTGAATCTTCAATTATTGGTTTTAAATTACTCATTTATATTTCCTTCTTTATAGTATGGTTTATCTTTAATATAATTTTGCCAATCTTTATTATAACAATTCATCCAATTATATAAACTATCTTGGCAATCTAAACATAAATCAAATTGTTTTCTTATTTCACCAGAATCACTTAAAACACAAGCACCATATCCGTTTCTAGTAAGGACAAATCTTTTTTTACATCTATCACAAATATAGTATTCTTGAACATATTTCATTTATTTTTATTTTACTCCCTTATTTCTGAAAAGTCAATATTGTTCATTATAAAATTTTTTCTCGGCTCGACATCGTCGCCCATTAAATCATATAATAATTCAATAGCTTCTTCAGAATATTCCATTCTATCAATTCTTTGATATTCTTTAGTAAACATTGAGGCGTGAGCAGTTTCCGCGCCAAGTTCACCAAGTCCTTTCGCGCGAGTCACTTCACCCTTTATTTTAGCCCTATCTTTATTAAATTCTTCATCTGTAAAATAGTATGTTTCTTTTCCTCTATTGTTTACAATATAAAGTGGTGATCGAAGCCAACATAAACGCCCTTCTCGTATAAAATCCGGCGCAAGATATGTAAGTGCAGCCATAATAAGAAGCCCGATATGATAGCCATCTGAATCAGCATCTGTACAAATAGCTAAACGTCCATATCTTAAGCGTTTACCATCGTAGTGCCCAGGTGTTATATTCATTGCACTTAAAAGCAATTTAATTTCTTCATTTTGGAAGATTTTTTCTTCTGGATTTGAAAGACAGTTGATAATTTTTCCACGAATTGCAAGTAAACCATACTTTGTGTAGTCGCGCGCTTGCGCCATGCCACCCATAGCGCTATCACCCTCAACAATTAAAAGTGTTGAATCTTGACCAAGAAATTCTGCATCCTTTAACTTATCAGAAGCAAAAACTTTTTTCTTCTGATTTTTTTCAATTTCTTTAGTTGCATTTAAAACTTGCTGGCGCGCCTTCTCCGCTGCAGCCTCTGCTTTTGCAACTTTTTTTAATAGTTCAACAATAGTTTCAAACTCATCCTTATACTTTAAACTCATATTTTTTAAAGAGCTGGAAAATAAATTTGAAGCCATAGAGCGCAGATTAGCGTTGTTAATTTTTGATTTTGTTTGGTTAGCAAAAGAAGGTTGCGCCACGGAGCAATTAATGACATAAAATAGATTTGCTCTAATGCTATCGCCATCAAAGTTTTGCTTTGACAACGAGTTAAATGTACGAGTAATTGCTGTTTTTGCTCCAGTAATTGGAGTGCCCCCTTCTGGACAAAGTAAGCCATTAACGAACACATATGACTCTTCACGCTTAGATCCCCATTGGAAAGCAATTTCCATTTTATCTGTCCCATCTTCAATGCTCCCAGTTATAATATGCGAATGAAGTGGATTTTTTAAGTTTTCTTTTACAAAATCAGCAATTCCATTCTTCGCGCAGTACGAATTCTTTTCACCAGTATTTAAATTATGAATATTAAATGTAATACCAGTATACAGATATGAAATATTTTTAATATCATTACAAATTCTATCATAAGAATATTGAATTGGTTCGTCTTTGAAGACTTCGGGATCTGGTGAAAAAGTAACAACAGTGCCATTTGGACGTTCCAAATTGTACTCTTCGTATTTTACTAATTCGCCCTTTTCAAATTCAGCGCTAGCTGCTCGTCCGTCCCTATAACTTTCAACCGTAAAGAATTTTGAAGAAAGACACACACATTTAGCTCCAATTCCGTTGAGGCCTGATACATTCTTATATGCGCCTTCTTCAAATTTTCCGCCAGTATGAGATTTAGAATAGATAGAAACTAATACATTTTCTCCATCTTCTCTAATTCCAAAGGGTACACCACGCCCATAGTCTGAAACAGTAATTGAGTTTTCTTTTTCATTTACCAATATATTAATTTGAGTACCGTACCCAACCAATGCTTCATCGGTACTATTATTTACTATTTCCTTTAAAGCTTGGTATGCGCCTTCATTGTCCGCGCTTCCAAGATACATTTGAATACGCGTACGCACGCCTTCTTTAAATGAAAGTGACTTTATATCTTTAATGTCATAACTCATTTATTTGCTCCATTCTGACTTGCAAAATCAATTGTTTCTCTATGAATATCATTAATATTTTTTAAATAGCCTTCTCTGATAAAGAATTTTAAATTTAATGGATACCAGCCAAAAATATTCTGTGCAATATTTAAATGGCAATTATCATAAAATGGTTCTCCATTATGTAAATGACCATGAATATTGTAAACAACAGGGTTATTTGTTGCGCTAGAATAAATATTTAATGGTTCATGTGACAAGACTATTTTATCTGCTATCCAGAGCGGCCCAGTATAAATTTCATTAAAGTAAGGTTGGAATTTAGTGGCGCTTTCATCGTGATTTCCCATAATCAATACCTTATGACATTTCAAAGCATTTAAGTATTTTGGATTACCAACATCACCTAAATGAATTAGTGTATCATATTTTCCAACGACTCGCTTTAATCTTTCTATTTGCCCATCTTCATCAATATTATACCCCATAAGATTTCTATCTTCGTCATCAAAATGTGTATCAGATATTAGAAGTACGGCGCCGCGCTCACTCCAGCGTTGAAATTGTGGATATAAAGTTTGTATCATTTGTTTTTCTCCTTTTCTTCTGGTTCATAGTTGGGCGGCACATAATTACGGGCTTCCCGCCATCTCCAATTATTGTTTTCCCAAACCAAAAAATAAGTATAGTGGTATGTTGGATCAAAATATACATCTAGAACTTGTAAGATTTCTCCAGTAGAAATGCGTTTTACTTTGAACATAAAATCCCCTACCTTTCTTATATATAATAATTATATCAGAAATTTAGGGGAATTTCAAATTATTTAAACTTTTTAATCCAATAAAGGTTATCTCGCGCGCGGGTTGCAGCAACATAACTAATGCATTTTTCTTCTTCAGTATAAAATTTTGCACCAATCACAGCTACATTTTTTGCTTCCAAGCCTTTCGCGCTATGAATTGTAAGGACTTTAACTGTGTCTTCATTCATCTTTTTAAGTAAGGTGCGTTGGTTCAATTCAGATTGCTTAAAGGTATCAAGAGGAATCCTTGAGATTTTAAGCTCGCGCGCGACCGCATCAGCTTGAAGGTTAGTGCGGCAAAGTACAAACCAATCTTTATAGTCATCGTTTGAATCTTCAATCAGTTTGGATATTACTCCTCTTTTATAATCTATTGTATTAAATTTTCCAGTTGCGTCGCGCATTGGAATAGAATGGTCATAATAAATTGATCCATTCTTTTCAATTATTGAGCGCGCGAAGTCTAAAATTTTACTTCCATTTCTATAATTTTCATTTAGTTGATAGGTTGTGACACCCCAACTTCTTGAAAGGTCTATAAGATAATTTGGCTTCGCGCCGCACCACCTATACATACTTTGTCTATAGTCGCCAACAAGCATATAGTTGCGCGGACGCACCATATCAAGGAAAAATTCAAATTGAAGTTGATTTGAATCTTGGGTTTCATCTACTAATAAATATTGAACTGGTCTTATACATTCTGGATGCTGCCGCACACGAAAAAATAACTTATCAAACTTTTCTTCATCTAATATATCGTTTGTAGAAACACCCGCCAAATTTAAAAGATAATTGGCATAACCATGAATAGTTCCTACAAAAAGACCACGCGGCCGCCCTAAACGGTTATACAATTCTTCTGCCGCCATATTTGTAAATGTAATTACTACAATTTGAGAAGGATCATCACCACTTTCAAGTAAATATTTAACTCGTTCTGTAATGCAGCGAGTTTTTCCACTCGCGGCCGCCGCAATAACTACAATTTTTGATTCATTAGAATATACGACTTTCTTCTGTTCTGAACTTAGTTTAATTTTATCCAAGTCGTTCATTATATCCCACTTCCTTTGTATTATAAAAGTTAATATAAAATTTTTCTCTTTCAGTTAATTTTTCTTTTGGAACTTCTTCTAGAATTTCCCAAACGAATTGGTCAATACCATAGCGTTTTAGTGCGCGCTGAAACATAGAGTCCGCCGCGCCTTCAAGGCCATACACACTTTTGACATGATTGACCCAACGCTTTGCAATATCTGTACTTTTACCAATATAAACTTCTTTTGTTTGAATATTGGTTACTTTGTAGATGCCACTTGGTGATTTTGCACCGAGGACGCGCCGCTCCATTTCTTTCACAAATTTAGATACATATGTATCATAAATAATTTTATTTAATAAGTCAATTTTTGAAAGCTTTGTTTGAACTTGGAGTAGAATTGAAATATCATATTTACTTTCTTCATCAAGGCAAATTCTATAAAAGTCTTGCTTTTCTTCGATGGCGCGCGCACGTCGAATTTCTGCGGCGATTGCATTTTGTTTTTCTTGGAAGTTGGAAATTTCGGTACTTAATTTATCTAAATTTGAAAGAAGAGCTTGTTTTTTTTCTTCGAATTGTCGTAATTCTATTGCTTGCATTTCATTTCTAGCTTCTTGCGCTGATTTTCCCCATTCTTCAACTTCTCTTTGAAGTGCTTTGATGCGTGCTACGCGTTCTGTATTAATTAATGTATCGAGTTCTTGCTCGCGCACCTTGTGAAGTGTAGAGTTAAATTCGGATTTTTGTTGGATTTCAAAATCCAGTCCCTTTTTCTTTCCTTCTTTTTCTTTTATTTCTTTTTCTTGGTTTTCTTTTTTAATACTTAGAAGCTTTAAATTATTATTTAAATCATCTATTTCTTTTTCTTTTATATTTAAATCATTATTTATTAATTTTAATCTTTTTATTCTAAGAAAAGTTACTATAATTACAATAATTAAAAGTATTATACTTCCTATATCTATAAATTCCATTTTAAATTATACCTCCGCTTTTATGTTTAAATTATAACATATTTTAAAAAAGAAATCAAATTATTAGATTAGATTGTTTAAATTCTTACTTATATTCGGAATAATGTAAGGAGGTGTATAATGTTTTCTTTAAGTGGGAACAATATAAGGCTTACTAGAGGAGATTCTTTATATTTGGATATAACCCTCACAAAAGATGGAGAAGCATATATACCAGACCCAGGTGATGTTATACGCTTCGCTATGAAAAAAGATTACAAAAGTCCTAACCCAGTTTTGGTAAAAAATATTCCAATAGAAACTTTGCAATTAGTAATTTTGCCGAGTGATACCAAGGATTTAATGATGGGTACCGACTATGTATACGATATAGAGCTTACAACTGCTTCTGGCGATGTAGATACATTTCTATCTGGTAAATTTTCAATTGGCAATGAGGTGTTGTAATGGCAATTATTACAAGTCAAATTGCAGCAGAGCTTCATGGTAGAGCAACTATTAATGGAAAATTGAACGCGCCGGCCACTATAGACGGGGATGTGCAGGTTGTGGATCATATATATGAACGTGACCACAATAATTTAATTAATAGAAATTTAGAAAATCAACACCCAATTTCTGCTATTAGTGGATTGGAAGAAGCTTTATTGGAAAAAGCAAATGTGAGCGATCTGGCGCGAGTTGCTTTTAGTGGATTACTAGAAGATTTAATTCAAGAGCAATTAGTCATAATTGATTGCGGGACTGCGACGGAGAATATATGATGGACGCGAGAATAAAGGTTAAGCACGATACGACGGAGCATTGGAATAATGCGCGAGGCTTTATTCCATTACAAGGAGAAATCATTGTATATGATGATTATCAAGTAAAGACATATACGGTTGAAGAGTATGGTGAGCAAGTTACAAAGACTGTTTATATTCCAAATATAAAAATTGGAACTGGAAATGCTTATGTGCAAGATTTAGCTTTTGTAGATAAGGATTTAAGAGACACTTTAATGAGTCATATTAACAATCAAGAATTGCATACCACTCTTCAAGAAAAATTATTCTGGAATAATAAAGTTAATATTGATGATTTATATGATAAACAATATGAAGAACTTGAAGAAGAAACTTTAATTTTTAATAGGAATTAAGGAGGAAAAAAATGGCTGAAATAAGCAAAGTTAGATTGCCCTCTGGCAATACTTATGATATAAAAGATGCTGTTGCCCGTGAAATGATTTCTGGTGGTGTTTCTTTTATTATTGCCTGGAATGGTGCATCTGAGCCAGTTGTTGCAAATATACCAGCTGGTGTTATTGTTAAATATAATGAAACTAGTTATACTGGTACTTTGTCCGCGGCTAGCGCGACAGCGGGTGCTTTTTATTTAATTAGTTCAAGTACTTCTACTTCTGGTAGCCCTAAAGATGTATATGATGAATATGTAGTAATTAAGCCAGATACTAGTGATAGTTCTACTTGGTTTTGGGAAAAAATTGGCGATACTCAAGTTGATTTAAGTGATGTTGTAACTAATGTTAAATTTAATCCAGAAACAGCCGATGTGCTTGGTAAAGGCACTACTTTTACTCTTTCAAGTGGCACTGTGACGCACGGCGCGCTCACTGGACATACAGATGAAGTTTTAGGTAGTGGAACTACTTTTACAGTAACTAATCCAACTATTACTGTTACACCAACAACTACGAATATTAAAGCTACCGCTTCTGGTGGGACAGTTGGTGCAGATGGTACTGCTGCGGCCATTACTGGGTTTGGCACTCATTCAACTGATACTTTTGTAAAATCAGTTACTGCTGAAACAAATAAAAATCTTGTAACCACTTCGATCGTTCCTACCAATGGAACAGAAAGTGTATCTAAAGTAACAAAAACTGCAAGTAAACTGGTCACTACTTCTGTACCTAATGTTACTGGTAATACTTCTGTTTTAATTCCTAATGTTACGAGTGTCGGTAGTGCTTCTACTTGGAGTTTTACAATGGGGAGCGGTGACGATAGTGAAACATTAATAATTGGTGGAGCAAATGGTACTGCTCCATCTCTTGGAACAAGTATAACTGCCACTAATACTACACTTGGAACTGCGATTACCGCAGCAACTGGTTCTGTTGCTTCAAATGGTACTGGTAGCGATATTGTAACTGCTGTTACTATTACAGATAAGGATGTAGCAAAAGTTGGAACGGCTGTTACTGTTGCAACTGGTGCTACTTCAGAAAGCGGCACTGGTGATGCAGTTGTAACTGGTGTGACTGTCGGCGCAAGCGGAAGCGCAATTACTGCACTTGGAACACCAACTACTGCTAATGTATTGACTGGTGTAAAAGTTACCAAGCAGCCAACTGTAGCTTTGGCAACCGGAGCAACTGCCGGAACTGGTGTAATAAGTGTTGCCACTGGCATTACAAGTGCAAATGCTACTGGCGGAGCTGTAACTGCTTCTGGAGATATGATTAATGCGGTCGTATCAATGCCTACTTCTACTGTTGGTACTGGTATTACTGTTGGTACAAATGATAAGGTGACTGCTCTTACAAATGCAACTGATATAACAGTAACAAAAGGCAAGCAGTAAGTGAGGTGATTTAAATGGCAATAACTAATCCAAATGGCCCTATTAGTGTCATTAAATTGCCTGATAATTCAACGCACGGTATAAATGATAGTCGAATTACAGCTACAGATATAACAAACTGGAATAGTAAGGCCGCCGGGGATCACACCCACGGCGACCTTACAAATGCCGGTGACATCACAACGAGTGCTACTATTGCAAGCGGAGACCG